GAAGAAATAATTAAAAGGAGAATATATGGCATTTGTACACGGTAAAGATTCAGTTTTCAAAATTGATAACTCAGGTGGGTCATTAACTGATATTTCAAGCTATGTAAACAATGTTGATTTTCCTGAAACATCAGATGTATCTGAAACTACAACACTAGGTGCAGATAATAAAACATATATCGCAGGTCTTAAAGACGCAACAATTGGATTGTCAGGTCTTTGGGATTCTACTGCTGACGCTATATTGGGTGCAGTTGTTGGTCAATCAGCAACTCTATCTTTTGAATATAGCCCTGAGGGAACAGGCTCAGGTGCAGTTAAATATACAGGAGAAGCAATTTTAACTTCTTATGCTATATCTAGCCCAGTAGGAGATGTCGTAGGATATTCTGCCGATATGCAAGTTTCAGGTGCAATCACTCGTGGTACACATTAATAAGTAAAAAGGAGAGCTAGACGTATGGCTAAAATTTTAAACTTAGATGACATTAAGTCATTACCTGATGTGCCAACCAAGACTATTGATATTCCACAATGGAATGTCTCTATAAAGGTAAAAGGCATATCTAAAAAAATGCAAATCGAATTAGGTCGATTAATCAATGGCGAACAAACAGACGCTTTTGATTATCAAAAAGCACTTTTAATAGCAAGTGTGGTTGAGCCTAAGTTAACCGAAGAATCAATAGATGAACTGTATGAAAAAGACGCAACAGTTATTGATTTAATATTTGCAGAACTTAATACACTTAACGGTGTAGGAAGCGAGATTGAATCGGCTCTAGCCGAAGATTTCAAAAGCTAACCCTGACTTAGTATTCCAATTCAGATTAGCTCGTGACTTAAGAATGACAGTTGGCGAACTGCGAACTAAAATGTCATCATTAGAGTATTCTCAATGGGCTACATACTACTATGTAGAACAACAAGAGAGGAACAAACAACGAGCTATGGCAGAAGCAGAAGCTAAGAAAAGGAAACAAAGATAATGGGTAGTTCAAATATCCTAATTAAACTTGTCCTAGAAGGATTTACTAAAGCTAAAGCCCAAATGAATAATTTGGGTAAGTCAACTGATGACTCATCAGGGAAATTAAATAAGTTTGGTGCAGTAGCTAAAGTTGGTGCTATTGCCGTTGGTACAGTCCTTGTTAAAGCCTTAGCAAGTGCAACAAGAGAGTTCATAGAGTTCGAGGATAAACTCAACCAATCTCTTGCCATAATGAAAACAACAGAAGAACAACAGATTGCTATGGGCAGGTCTGCTAGACAAGTTGCAATCGAAACAAGAATAAGTGCTGATGAATCAGCAGAAGCATTCTTTTTCTTAGCGTCAGCAGGTTTAGACGCAGAACAATCTATACAAGCATTACCACAAGTTTCTAAATTTGCTCAGGCAGGTATGTTTGATATGGCTCTTGCTACTGACTTAGCAACTGACTCGCAGTCTGCATTAGGACTAACAGTTAAAGACGCTCAACAAAACTTAGAAAATCTAACAAGAGTTACAGACGTTCTTGTAAAAGCTAACACCTTAGCTAACGCTTCTGTACAACAGTTCTCAGAAGCTCTTACAAACAAAGCAGGTGCTTCTCTTAAGGTAGCTAACAAATCTATCGAAGAAGGTGTAGCAGTCTTATCAGCTTTTGCAGATAGAGGTGTTAAAGGTGCAGAAGCAGGCGAGAAGTTAAACCAGTTACTTAGAGATATACCTAGAGCTACTGCCAAGAACAAAGAGGAGTTTGCAAAACTTAACTTACAAATGTTCGACTCAGAAGGTAAATTACTTAATGTTGCAGACTTAGTAGAGAACTTAGACTCAGTATTGTCTCCAATGTCTGATGAACTTAAAGCAAGTACATTAGACCAGTTAGGTTTAAATCGTGGTGTAGCTGACGCAGTTAAAATCTTATCAGGTGCAGGAGACCAAATACGAGAGTATGAATCTGCTCTTAATGACGCAGGTGGTACAACTCAAGACGTTGCAGACAAACAAGTTACATCTTTACAAGGTCAAATAGATATATTATCTTCTAAATTTACAGAGGTTGGTTTAGTTCTAATCGATAGTCTTAAACCTGCTTTAGAAGGAACAATAGGTTTCTTTGATAAGTTACTCTCAAGCATACTGAGTGTTATAGACCCACAATCTGACTTCAACAAAAAAATTGAAGAAGGTAAACGCATTATGGAAGAACAAGGTATTGCAATCAAGAAGTCTGAACAATCTTATGATAAATACAACGTTGCAATAGAGAGTACCGAAGCAAGTGAGAGCGATTTAATTAGAACACATCAAGAGTTTGCCGAAGCTATGAAGTTCCAAGAAGCAATACAAAGAGATTTAATTGCTAACACACACGAGTTAGATAGAGAAACAGGTAACTTAAATAACACTAAAGAAGAATCAATAGAACTTACAGAAGAAGAAATAGAAGCAGAGAAGCAACTTACTAGGGATAGAGCAACGGCAGGATTAGACGCTCTCAGAAGTCTAAATGACGCTTATCAAAACTTAAGAGATATAGAAGAAGATAGATTAGACCTAGTAGATAAAGAAGCTAAAGCATTAACTAACTTAAATAAAGCTAATAAAGATTTAGAAAAAGCTAACAGTAAGGTTAATAAAGCCAAAGAAGAATTTGAAAAAGTATCAGGAACAGGTCTTAAAGTTACTAATGAAGAAGCCTTAGCTATTGCTAGAGCAACTGAACAAAGAGATAAATTACTAGCTATTGAAGATAAATCTGAAATACAAAAACTTGAATTAGCAGTTGCAGAAGAAAAATTAAACGAAGTAATAAAACAATCAACTGCTATCTCAAGAGAAGAAGAACAAGCCTTAAGAGATATTGAGAGAGCAGAAGAAGATGTAATTAAACAAACAGAAAAACTTAGAGAAGCACAAGATGATTACAGACAATCACAAGAAGATTTAGCTAAGGCAACTGCTAACTCTACTGAGAACATCTTAGAAATGGCTCTAGCTAAGGCAGAACTTGACTCAGCATTAGAAGATTTAAAGTCAGCAGAGAAGTTTAAAGACGGCATAAATGAAATAGTTAGATTGATTGGTGGAGATTTAGATACCTTGACGAATCAATTTAATGCTTTATTTAATCTTGCAGGACGTGAGATTGGTAATCAAGGCTTACCACCAACAGAAAATAAAGTCATAGATGACATTGTTGAAGCAGTTGAAGATGACTTTGTACCAACAACACCTGCACCAACAAAGAAGTTTGGAAGTTTAGGAGAAGCAGGAGAACAATTTGTTGATAGGTTTGCAGAATCTACTGGTGGTAGAGTAGGTACAGGTGCAGGTGGAACTATCATTACAGTCAATACTGGTAACTTACTTGGTACAAGTGAAGATGTACAGTTAGCAGTAGCAGAAGCCCTTAAGCAAGCACAACGTAAAGGTATTAATGTGGCTTTATAATGAGTGCGAGTTTTGATTCCAATGTTTCACTTACACTTGAAGTAGGTTTTGATTCAGAGCCATTTGATGAGTCACAATCATTTACTGATATAACAACTTACCTTAGAGCTTTTACTACTAGACGTGGACGTGCCAATGAGATTGGAGAGTTTGTTGCAGGTACAATGAGCTTCTCTGTATCAAACGCTGACAATAGGTTTAATCCTAACAACACTTCTAGTCCTTACTATGACTCAGGTAACGCAAGAACAAAGATACAACCTCTTAAAAGAGTGCGTATGTCTGCTACTTATGATTCATCAACCTATGTTATTTATGAAGGTTTCTTACAATCTATTCCTGTAAAGTTTATCTCAGAAGGTGCAGACTCTATTGTTACCTTCACTTGTGCTGACGCATTTAAGATATTTCAATCTGCTCAGTTAGACGGTATTGGTTGGCGTTTAGGTCAAGCAGGTTTCTCAGAACTAGGTAGCTCTACCCGTTTGAGTTATGATGACTCGCAGGAATTATCTTCTGCAAGAGTTACTCGTATCTTAGACTCTATTGGTTTTCCTAGTAACAGGAGAGATGTTCTTACTGGTACAAAACAAGTTATTGTACAACCTATAACAACAAATGTACTTACTGGATTAAGAGAGTGTGAGACTGCTGAGAATGGACAATTCTTTATTTCTAAAGACGGTAAAGCAACGTTTAGAAATAGAGATTATAAACTCTCAAACACTAAAGCAGTAAATGTTCAAGGTACATTTAGTAATGACGGTAGTAACTTACCATACACAAATGTCTCTACTTCCTTTGATGACAATGAGATTATCAATGTTTATGAGTGGCAGAGAAGTGGTGGTACTACACAATACAAAGCTGACGCTGATTCTGTACTTAGATACAGACCTAAAGAGAGTACTAAAACAACAATTAACATTAAATGTTTTAGTAAAAGACAATTTCAACTCATAGATGTTTTATACCTTCGTCCTGGGTATACCCTTTTATTAGAATTTGGGCATAGTGTTTATTTAGATAATGAAGGTAAAAAACAATCATTTGATCAGTTTTCTACTGATCCCCTAAGAACCCTTTTAAATCCTACTATATCTAGTGGTTCAGTAATTAGTACCCAATATGATATTTATAGGCAAATTGCTGAAACAAGAGAAAAACATAAGGGAAATTATGAAGCCGTTTACGGTAAAATATCTAATTTTAATTGGCAGTTTAATCCTGATGGGAGTTA